ACAATTTGTCGAATCCTTGTAATCTCCCGAAACGAAACTCGTCCCTTTCGCAACTCCCCGGAATCTTTTGGCTAACAATTCGCCAGAGATGGGTTCCCCCACCAACGCGAAGCAAGGGTGCCTCCTTAGAGTCTTCCACATGAACTGCTGCAGATCGCGCAGGTACCAATAGGTGAACTCCGGCCCCTTTGTAACAACCCTCACCTTACACGGTTCTGTAACCGCAACGGGTGAGGCGCAGAGAGGTTCTGCGCAAACGACCTCCTTTCCCAGGTGTTCAACCACGCGAAGAGCAAACGCGTGTTGTGATTCACCAGTGAGAGGAGTCAGATTGACTGCCTTGTCGGGATGGAAACCAAATCCTCGAAAGCCCCGGGTCTTACCCTGGAGCTCCATGAGAACATAAGTTGCAGCACCCCCCTCTTCTCCCGAAGACATGAAATGCCCCTTTCTCGAAGGGAAAAAGGGCTTGTCGCGATGGACAAATGTCTCGCCACCGAAAACTTCGTGGACAGTTCGACGTATCTCGACCATAAGACGCCGGAGGAGGAGCTTATGCTCCTCGTCCCGTGATCGCAGACCGTCGACTTCAGTTAACGCTACACGATGCTTGTGTAAGGCTTTAGCGACCTCCTCTTCGGAGACTACCGCCGTGCCCTTACCCAAGAACCGAAGGGTCAATGCCTTCCCCAGAGAACGGGAATGCATGGGCTTGTCGTCTTGGCAAAGCTTCTTGCGAAGCTTCCTTACGACAGATTTGAGGAAGCGCCCTGCCCGACCAGGGATCACCTGGACAAACAAAGGGGGCTTCACCCACTCCGTACCCAACCCTTTCGGGTGAACGATCGCCTCAGGCGTAGCCGGTAAAGGCTGCCCAGAGGCATACGAGTATAAGGCCACAAACCACCACTTTAGAATCGTGGTGAGTTGTCCTTTCTCAGACCAATCGTTCCATCGCTCTAGCCAGGGATTCACATCCACAGGTGCTAGAGGCGCCATCCGGAACTCCCGCAACATGCACCGATAGACGTGTGCCATGTTGTGGGCGGCGATACCCCGGTGTACGCCGCCCTCCGCAAAACTGCTGATAACCTTAGCGGTCTCGCGCTGTCCCTTGGGACAGTGATCGACCGCCTCAGCAGTGGAGGATCTTCCTTCCAGCCAGTGATGAATGAATGAATAATCAATTTGTTTCTTCTTCATCTGTTGTTTACCACTGTACGTCACTTTGGATCTTTCCAGATTGTCTGAC